GCATTGCTTGAGGAGGATACGGAGTTCGTCTCCTCTGGCAGCTTCCCTCGCAAGAAACTCTCCATCCGGGCGGTAAAGCTCTTTTCCAGTACATCCGGTGGCAATGGATCCATTTTCGGCGGGACTGGACACGGCACTGGTTTGGGTGGAGGGGCGCTCCGACCTATCGCGCAAGCTGTTAGTAAGGGCAGTAGCACGAGCATTAAGATTGCGGATCTCACGGTCTTTCTCCTGTCTGATAACGTCTGCATTAGCCTGTAAAGCCTGTTCCTTAGCCCTAGCTTGCTCCTGAGCCTGAGCATAAGCAGCCTCTTGTGCAGCACGTTCTTTATCCCACTGCTGTTGAACTGATGCCATACCTAGTTCACGACCTTGATATAGGCCAGCACCGCCAGCAGTAGCAACCGCTAACGCTACACCAAGGATCATCCACGGATTCATTTCTGCCCCGGCACTTTCTTGCCTTCGAGCTTCTTATGAACCTTAATCGTCTTGCAAACCTCTTTCTTGGTCTTAGGATCTTCCCGGCAGACCTTTTTCATCTCACCACCTGCAAACGCAATAAGTGGAACAAACGCAATAAGTGCAATAAGTTTCTTCATTTAAATCTCCGGTTCATGAGCAGGTGGTGGCGCTTTCTTGCCATTAACTGATACAACAGGTTCAGCCACAACTTGTACCTGACGAGGCGTAACGGAAGCCGTAGGAACTTCTGGGACGTTATTGCTAGACGTACCGTTAAGTTTCTCCTGAGTCCTACCCCAAGCAGCCAGACCAAGCACAGCACCCATAGCCATATGGAACAGACCAGCACCTTGCAACGTCATAGGTTGCCACTGACGGAAGGCATCGTTAGCAGCCTGAGTTTCCCAGAACTGAATAACAGCCCACAAGACAGGAGCCAGAACGAAGTCGAAAATACATACACCCATGTACATCCAGCCCATAGCGGGACGCCATTTAGTATTCATCCAATCATCTTTAGCTTGTTCGCTCTTTGACTTCTTTTCCATATCAGCCTCCCATTACGTGCAGTGCATGGTTATAGTGCTTGATCCGATCCTCTAGACCAATGTAACCACCGTTAATAGCCTTAGTTAAACCTTTAATGTCGTTCTTGTCAGCAAAGCGGTTCAGGTTATTCGTCTCCCAGAACCAGCAAGCAGACTGAGCAGCACCTTCAAATGTACCCAGATACTCAGGCACATCGTTAATGTTCATCTCCAGACTGTCAGCAAATGCTTGATAGTTATTACGTCCGGTAAGTTGGATAAGACCACGACCGCAGAAACGCCAGCCATCACCACTAGACTCATCCCCATTGCCCATACGATTCCCATAGGCTCGGTTTGCGATGTGCATCTGCTTGTTGAGCCGTGTTGCGTAGTCATTGGCAATTGCATCGGTAGGGAAGTATTTAGGGAATATCTTGCGAAGTGTTGCTGGCTTGTAATTCAGGTTCTCTTTAAGCACCATGAAGTTACCGGATTCGTGAGCGCATTGAGCTACAAATGCTGCAATCCTTTGAGGCGTATTGATGTCGTAGTCTGGGAGTAACTGGGATAAAGCCTCATGCCAGTCAGCCACATACGGGTTCTTCGGAAGCATCTGCTTTAGTTGCCCAAGTGTCAGCATTACTCACCCCTCATTCGCTCATTGATAATCTGCTTGCGTAACTCTCGAATAGCCCGGATTTCCATCTCTACAGCCACCCTTGCATTGTTTAGATCCATGTACATTACGCCAAGTACAGGGAGAACAACGACAAACGTCAACGCCATGACTAATACACATAGGACAAGAGCAAACGATACGTCAGACTCTCCCTTAGCAGGTGCAGAACGCCGAGGAGCCACATTACGACGAAAAGGATTGCTCCAAGCCATGTTACGTATTCCCGCCTTATCCTAGCTGCCCTGCGTCTTTGTGCCGCTTCAATCTGAATACGGGCAGTCTCTCTTTTGTGTGCTTCGTCTTGTTCAATGACGATCTGCTTCCACATTTTCTCGTACTTAGTCCACAAGTCACCTAACTCAGGAGGCGCTTTGTAGACCATAGTCTCCCGCAGCTCAACAATCATTGCATCCAACCTTGACCGTATGATGACCCGGTTTAATGCACGTTTGCCTATTGATTGATCCCCGGTATAAACAGTCTTTGCCTCGGCTTCCTGCTGTATAAACGCCTTACCAATAGCGTCATAAGCATCCATCAAAGCACCTAAGTCGTTACCAATATTTAGGAACACATCGTTAGGATCAGCCTTAGCTATCTCCTGAACCCGCTGTACTTCCTCGTTGTACTGAATCTTCTGGGCATTAGTCGGGGACTTAATCTTCCCGAACTGCGACTTTAGATCGTCTAATACTTCCTTGACTTCTCCGGCTGCCCCCTTGATGTCCTTGTATAACTGACAGCCTTTTTTTACGGCAATGACAGCAGCATTAGCGGCGGCAAGCAGGGTTAGCGGATCAATCTTTAGCCCTTGGGCAGATTGCCACTACCAGCAAGCCAGAACATGAGACCCAATGCTCCAGCGCCTACAATCCAGAATATTTTCTTAACGACAGAACGACCGACTTCTTCATAAATCTTCTTGAAAGCCACTTCCGCAGCACGTTCCGCAATAGCTTCAATTTGATCGTCTGTTAAAGGTAGCTTTTCCATGCGTCACTCATAGATGATATTGATCGTACCAGAGTCGAAGGTGTCAGTGCCATTGACTGTGGTGATGCGGACGCGATCAAGAGTCGCCGATAAAGTTTTTATCCCACCAAATATACTTATTCCTTGCGCGGCTGTAGACGCTACTAATACGCCGCTTGTTACCCAATCATTTCCATTAGGGTTGCAAATTGGCACAACGCCGCTGTATGAATTAGCCGCTACAGTAGTGTTTAGCATAAGAAACCCCGCCGTAGAAGCAGTGCCACCCGGAGCGGAGTTAAATGTGTTTGCTTGCGATACGTATCCTGTGGTTTCTACGCCGCCAGAGTCACCTAATTGCACAAGAATGTTACTGGTTCCACTCGTACTCACGCCAATAAACATTACAGTGATACGCCTAACCCAGCTAGGAATTGATGTAAAGTCAACGGTAGTGCCTGAAACAGTAATGGCAGTAGCTCTAACCACAGGGGCTAATGTGCCTGTAACTGCAACTAGCGTTTGGGTGTTGGTTCCCGCTACAGCTGGCGCGAGCATGGTGATGCTACCGGATGTTGACCCGTCAAGGACTAGGTTGGTCGAGTCTACGCCGGGGGATGTAATGCCGTTAGTGCCGTCAATAGTTACTGGCATTATGCTTCTCCTTCAGGTTCAACGACTGGTTCGGGTTCTGCCACAGGCTCTGGCTCAACGACTGGCGCAGCGCAGCTCAAGGCTTTCAGTTCATCTAAAGTCGTGCAGGCATCCACCTGACTCGTCACATCACGCAGACGCTGCTTCTCAGCCACAATCTCTGCCGTATCGCCACCCGACTCCAACGCACGTTGGAATGCGACATCTTGAGCAGCCAAGAGCGGTGAGCGTTCAGCGCGTAGCCGGTCTTTGGTAATAGCTTGTGCTTTAGAAAAGTCTATAGAGATCATTCAGTCACCTCAGTAAAGTCAGCCGTCCAAGCGTTACGGAATGTACGGTCAGCAGGTACGTCAGCAACGTCTACGATTCGGTACGGTTTGCCAGCAGGAACGTCTTTAGCAGCGATTTCTTCAAGGGTTAAGCCACACTCAACGGCTGGAATAATGACAGCAACACCGCCGTCATCAGTTGGGTAAATTATTCGTTGGTTCATTGGTTGTCCTTGGTTATCGGAAGATGGAAACGCATATAATATCCATGTCATAACCGACCGGAGTTGCTGCGTTTCTTTTAGTGGTCAAACGCACGGATGAAGAAGTCGGAAGTGTTGCGTCACCAGTGCCGTAACCACTTGTCGGAAAACCAACAAAGAAGTCGGTTGAGCCCCCGAGTGCCGCGCATTGTGATGTGATAACCGCAGAATAGTTAGCATCAGGCATCGCAGTCGCAAAATTAACGGTGTAATTGCCCGTACCGTTATCCGTAATACTCGACACATTAAACGATGCGCGAATAGCGACAGTACCTGTACCGTTAAAATTCACCCACGCACGACAGAACGTACCAATCTCAGTACCACCGCTATCCTGAATCGTCGGTGGCGTATTGGCTACACCGTTCTTTAGCACCAGCGTACTCGTCGATGCTGCTTGTATGTTATCTGCTACGATAGTTCCAGCCATGATGTCCTCTTATTCGTAGAGAATGTTAATTGTGCCAGCGTCAAAGGTGTCTGTGCCGTTGTTGGTAGTAACGCGCACAATATCTAGCGCACCAGCTAGATCAAGTGTTGAATTACATGTTGATGTTACCGTTCCAGCATCTCTCGATGAGCTTGTCCCAACCCATGTATTTCCGGTCACTTTTAACCAAACAACTGTTGCAGCACACTGAGCTGTTGTTGTTGGGGAAGAAGAAATATGCAAAGCAGTACTTACATCAATAATACTGACGGATGAAGCATTTGTTATGGTTGCTCTATTTCCAACATATCCAGACGTAGAAACTGAACCTCCCGATCCAATTCGGCAAATGATAGGTGACGTGCCATTTGTACTAACGCCACTCAACATCACCGTAATCCGCTTGACCCATGATGGGATGTCGGTGAAGTCAACGCTAGTGCCAGATGCAGTTACAGCCGTACCGGAAATCAACGGTGCCAGTGTGCCAGTTGCAGGAACCAGCGTCTGCGTTGTGCTACCCGCAACAGCCGGGGCGGCTAACGTAACCGATCCGCTGGTATCGCCTGAGAGAACTAAAGATGCCATGATTTATCCTTTAGACTATTACCCAACGGCTATCCGTAGGCAAAGTTACTGTTACACCTGTGTCAATGGTAATGTTGCCAGCAGATATAGCGTTCTTGTTAGCCGTTATTGTATAGTCAACAGTAACACTTTGGCTATTTTCTACGAATACCGTATCAGCACCACCACCAGTAGCACCACCTCCTAATTGACCCCACGCAGTACCGTTATAACCCTCGAATTGACCATTAGTAGAATTGTAACGAATCTGACCTGTAACCGCCGTAGGACGTTGTGCAGTAGTACCAGCAGGGATCTTAATAGCGCCAGTGCTTGTAATAGACAACTCACTGGGAGCAACAATAGTGGCAGAGTTCAGGGTAACGATATTAGTCGTAGCAGCGCCTAGTGTGACGTTTCCAGAAACAGCAACGGTACTAGAGAACACCGCAGCGCCAACAGAAGTAAACCCACCACCTACCGTAAAGCCATCACCGTCTGTACCGGCTTGCTGGTCTTTAAGCTGCGCCATTAGCTCACGTATAGCATTGTTAATACCAGACGGAGCGCAACCTTCAGCTATGTTGATGCCGCCGATGTCTGTATTGTTAGCCGGTGTAGAGCTAAACTCGCTAATCTTGTTCTTTGCCATGATTATCTACCCATCAATAGGTTAATTTCTTCCTCTGTTACAGGCTGCTGTGGGGAAATAAGGCCACGAGTAGCTAATGCTTGAGTTGCTGGGCCTTGTCTAGGCTGTAATCCACCAGTACGCATTATGTCTGCAAGATTTTCAACAGATTGCCTACGAAGGCTTGTAGCACCCATACGAGCGCCAGTAGCACCAAGGGCCAAAGGAACACCAACGTAAGGGTTAACAACAATAGCGCCACCGGGCAAAATACTGCTTACAGGGCCAGTAGGGGCAAACCTGCCAAAGAATTTAAGCAAGTTCTGTGTGCTTGATCCTTTAGCAGCAGCAATAATTTCTTTCTGTTCAGCAGGAGTAAACAATCGCATCTTGTTTTTGTTCTTAGCCAAACTTCTAAGCTGTTGAGCCATAGAGTTTTCAGCGCCAGACTGGGTAAATTTGCTTTGGTCTAATTGAGCATTAGCCAGCATTTCATCAAATACATCAGCCTTCATCATGCGGGAATAAGTGTTTCTCGCCTGATTCCAAGCAGCTACACCAGTTTTGTTTCCTGTGCCAACAATGTCAGACTTATCCGCATTAACAACATAATCGTCAAATCTATCTTTAAGAATAGTTGCCAATCTACGTTCTGCTGGATCAGTACTAGCTTGTGCGTTTTGAATCATCTTCCGTAAAGCCTGAAGCTCAGTAAAGTCTTTAGGCATATTAACGTCAGTCAACTCCCTGACTACAGCCTCAACCTTTGGATAAGCAGTAGGCGTATAGCCCTCTTGACGAAGATCAGCAGCAACTCTACCCATGCTTGTGCTAAATCTTGATGGGTTAAATGCAACACCTGAATTCTTAGCTGCCTCAAATGCAGCAGTTGATTGAGCCGCTAGAACCTCTCTAGATGGGCCTGTAGGACGAGTTCCGGCTGCAAATGGAGCGCCAGTAGCCATACCTGCAACCATGCCAGCAATCGGGCTTCCTGTAGCCTCAGCAGTGTATTGAGCAGCAGACGCAGCAGGGGCAGCAGCAGCTAATTGTCTACCGGGAGCCTTAGACATTTCGGCAGCAATATTTCTACCAAGATCAGTCGTTGCGGCTTTTGTCACCGCTGGCAAAGTTGCTAGTTGCCCAGCCGTACCAGATAAAGCACCACCAGCCGCCTGAATAACTCGCTCGCCAGTTGTCTCAGGCACAGGGAATCCTAGACGGGTCAAAAGACTTTCAACACCAGCAACGGGAGATGGTATTTGATACTTTTCTGGCAATACTAAATTTAAGCCTTGTGTTCCTACTTCAGCCAATGGCAAAGCAAGTGTTCCAGCTAAAGCACCGGGAGCGCCACCAAACATAAAACCAAGACCAGCACCAGCAGCAACAGGAGTAGCACCCCTGCCCGCCAACCCCGCGCCTCTAGTAAATTCTTGGCCTAAACTTCTAGGTTGAGACGCAAGAGTTTCCTGCCTAGCATATTCCTCTAAGCCAGCAGTAGATACTTTATCTAATTGACCTGCATTTATGTACTCAAGGTCTTTGGTAGAAATTTTTGAAAGATCCATTATTGGTTGCCTTTCTTTCTACGCTGCAATTCCAACTCAACTTGAGTTTTTCCAGATGTTCGAGTTGTGCTTACCCCCGGCGTAGTAAGTATTTCATCAAATTCACCGTTATATCCATAAGTCTTAGAGTATTCTGTTGGAATATTTTTGAGAGATCTATTAGAAATAGCTAAATAATTATCTAACTGTTTAATAAATTCATCTTTATTCATCCCAACTGAAAGAGAAGCAGAAACTTTAGAAAGTGCCTCCATTTCTTTTTCTGTAACGCTACCAACAGCACCGCCAGTTGGACTAGCTTCTCTCATTTGCTGTATTTCTTTAACAAAAGACCTTGTTAAAATATTTTGCAGCAAATCATTGGCTGTTTTTGCATTTTGGTTAACAACAACTCCACCAACAGTTCCAGAAAGCAAAGGAGAGAACCTGCCAGTCAATGCGTCAATATATTGAGGATTATTTTTCAATGATTGAGCAGCATCACGAGCGTCTTTAATGCTTGTAAGTGAGTAAGTAACAGCACTTTGCAATGGAGCTTGTTTTTCTCTAAGAATCTGCTTTTTTGCTGGAGAATAATCCCTATCTGACTTATTTATTAAAGCATTTTTATTGTACGAATAGAGATTCTTTGTTTCAGCAGGAGCATTTTCAGGAGCAACAGTTTGCGTAACTTGTGCTTGTGGAACAACTTGCGGAGTTACTTGCGTTTGTGGAGCAGTCCTAGGAACAACTTGCGCTGTTTGTGTTGGGACAACTTGAGTCGGTGCAACAACTTGTGGTGTTGCTTGTTGTTCTACTGCTGTCTGCGGAGAAACTCTTTGACCCGGAACAATAAATTGTTCTCTCCCAGAAGGAATTGGTGCTGCCCTACCCGTTGTAAATTGAGTGTCAATAGCTGCTCTCTGCAATGTAGCAAGCTGGTCAGCATTAGGAGCATTAGCAAAACGCAAGACCTCTTCCAATTGATTCGGCTCAAGTTTTGTACGATCCATTGTGCCAAAGCGCATTTGAGCAAACTCACCCGGCAAGCCTTCAATCCTTTGGCCTCGCTCACTCTCTTGAGACTGCTTGTAAATGTCTTGTATAGCAATACGAACCTGCTCTGCTGGCAAAGCACCTGTTTCAGCAAGTTTTTGAATCGCATCAACCTGCGGTTTAAACTTATCCGATACTGACTTTTTAAGACCAGCAAAGTCATAGCCAGAAACAGACATACGGTCTAATTGCTTATCAATCGATGCAATCTCATCGCTGTTTGCTTTAATGGTATCTCTAGCTTCTTTACTAACAACCGTAGCAAGACTTTGATTAGCTGCAAGAAGCTGATTTTTACGAGAAAGCAATTGTGCATCTGGGCCTTGTTGACCAACAACAGTAACGCCCGGCAGAGAACCCGGAGCCGCCTCTACTGGCACTTCTTGGGTAGGCTGCTGCACACCCGCTGTCGGAGCTTGTGGACGTAAACGGCTTTCAACTTCAAGTCGATTAGCTTTTTCAATAAGCGAATCAGCAAATGGCTTAAATTGCGGCCCCATCGTATAAGCACTTTGAGCCTGAGCGCGTAAAGAATCAGGGGTTTCTGGGCCTTTTTGACCACCAAAACTAGCCATTCTTTGACGCATTGCCACTTCTTCAGCAAACTTACCCGGATCAATATCAGCCAATGGAGCTAGATCAGGATACTGAACCTTAGCTTGTGCAATGCTTCTCAACTTATTAGCAGCCTGAGCTTGTGCGAGCTGAGTCTGTGCAATCTGTTGCTGCGTAACGTAATTCTTAATACCCTGATCGTAAGCGCCACCAGCAGCACCAAAGCCACCAGCCAATGCACCTAAGATATTCTCAGCAGCAGAACGTCTAGGGCCAATACGGCTCATACCTTGAGCCAGAGCCAGACCAGCACCAAGCAAGCCCTGTACGTTAGCTCTGCCTTGCAGCTTCTGAGTCTCCTCAGCGCCTAATAGCCCCTGTAGATAGCTAGGAGCGCTAGAGCCGAATACGTTAGGGAGATAGTCTTCAATTGCCATAGATCACCTAAATAAGTGAGATTCTAGGTGCTTGGGGTAAAGCACTAGCAATCTGTACGTCTTGAATACCGCCACGCTGAATCTGTCCAGCAGGTGCAAATTGTGCTTGAGGCTGCTGCATCATTTCTTGAGCAGACTGTGCTGCCATTCTTGTTAAGTTAGGGTTTTGCTGTGCGTACTGACCAACTGAGCCAAGCCTATCCATAAAAGTAGGCTCATACATTGAAGAAGGTATAAGACCTGTGCTTGTTCCAGAAGAAACAAAAGGTTGAGCAACAGGAGAACCGGCAAACAAGCCTTGTTTTGTTGCTTCGTTGGCAATGTTTGCTGAAATACTTGGGCCAGTAGTTAGTGAAGTAGCCACGGGATTTACAAACGCCTGACCAGCCATAGGAGTAACGGCATTAATTGTTGTCGATCCAGACAATGCGCTAGGCAAAATACCAGAGGCAGTTGATCCCGTACCAGACAGCAATGAAGATAGACCGCTAGTTCCACCCATAAAAGCACTACCAGCACCACCCAACATACCGCCCATTAGAGCGCCTTGTAGTGGATTTTTGCTAGTTGCAGCACCGATAGCGGAGCCAATCAACATTGGAGCAGCAGCAGCACCCATTATTTGCCTCCTTGTGGCGTAGCTTCTTGAGTAGTCGTAGTCTCAAGCGGAGCGCCGTAAAAGATATTAGTAGCACGTTGCAGACGGTTAAACGGTACGTCAGCAGCAGCCAATTGACCTTGAATCCGAGCCTGATCGTAAGCCTCACGACCTTGACCAACCTGCAACAGTCTCTGAATGTCAGCATAGTCAGCCGCAGCCATCTGAGGAGCACCACTAACCGCTTGCATCTGACGTTGACGCTCTGCCTCAGCCGAACCGTAAGCTAGTTGACCAGCTTGTTCAGCCAATGCCCGAGCAAATACGTCCTGAGCGCCCATCTGCTGCTGACCTTGAGCAGCAGAGCCATAGCGACCCATCGATGAAGCCTGTGATTGCAGATTCTGAATGTTCTTTGTGTAAGCCTCGCCAGCCTGACGATTCACGCCAGCCAAAGCACCCTCTAGGAATGGATTAACGCCCCGTCCTTGGATCGTAGCAAGCTGTTCTTCCTGTGCAGCACGAACCAGTGGAGATCCACCCATAGCCCGTTCCTGAGCCATCTGGAGGGCAGACTGAGTTGCTTGAGAAGGGTCAACGTAAAGTTGCTCAGGGATACCACTAGGCTGACCGTAGATTTTCTTAGCCTCACCAAGTGCAAATTGCACATACGGCTTAAAGTCCGGATTTAGTTCCGTCGTTGTCTTACTTGATTGAGTTCCGCCGCCGCCACCCATATTACACCTCGCAAATCCATTGTCTAGGACGGAAGCCTAATTGTGCCGCCCTGCGTTGCCAGCCCTGTCTATGGCTAGAGAATGTCAAGTATTTCGCACCACCTTGACTTGCCAAATCTTTTATGTATTTTAATCCACTTTCAACTATTTGATAATTATTTTCTAACGTCCAAGCAGCCCAAACGTGAAGAGTCTTACCTTGTGGTTGAAGAATAAAGAAGCCAGAAAAGTGGTTATTCTCTAGTGCTACCCAAAGCATTGCCTTCTGGTTAAAGCAATCTGTGTACACATCTTCCGGTATCCAGTTCTCCGGGCTACGTGTCTTAATCTTGTCCAGACCGGGGCGAATACTAGGCCACCAGTCACGTAATTGATCCACCGCAATGAATCTAAATTCCATTAGCCCACCACAATATAACCATAAGTTTTATCCGCAGTATCGTTTGCCCAGTGCGTAAGAGTAGCACTTCCTTGCTGCTGGCTGGAAACATACACGTTAGATGTAGCCAATGGCGCTATGTATTGCATAGTAACAATGGCAGCAGGAATAATCGGTCTATCAGGGCTAGTTGTTGCAGCGTAACTAATCAGAGATACCGTAGTTTCCGATACAAGGCCAGCCACCTCAATGTAATCACCGGCAGCTAAGTTAACAAATATGTTCACAGAGCCAACCGTGTGACTAGGATCTCCAGCGCTTTTCCTTACTGGTAAATCAAACCTTGTCGCGGATCTCGGAATATCTACGCCGTTTTTACGGAACCAAACGTCAGCATATTGCAGCGCATTATCGTCACTAGCCAATTGGATAGAGAACTGAACGTTATATGTCCCCGAGTTTCTGACATTCAGCCGACTGTTGCTAGAAAGATAAATACCACTAGATTCTTCAGTTGTATCGTACTGAATAGCCGCCGGTGTCATTGCTGTAGGTGCAGTCTGGCTAGTATTCCTCGTAAACTCACCGTAAGGAGCAGCATCGGCCTCAGCAGCATCAGACACTGGGACGAAGAATAAAAGGCTGTCGTAGCCTATACGCTCGTCAAATAGCGTTGTAGTCGTGGCATTACCAGTAGCTAAGGTAATCCGACCCGTATTGTTCGTCTTGCCATCCATAATCCCACGGACAACCTCAGAAACAGCCCTCTGATCGCCGCCAAACGGAGGAAGTGTACGGAATTGAGTCATCGATTACCCTGCTGAACAATCTCAATTTCCATACCAACCGCAGTTTTCCAGTTAGTTCCCGTAGGAGAAAGTTTTAGCCTGTGATAATCCCCGTTAGATCGTAAAGACACCCGGTTCTCAGCATCAGCAGGTACAGGATCGCCATACTCAATCTGATCTGCAAGCAAATCACGACTAGCAACAGATACGTTAGCACTACCACCGTCAACAATAGGCTTGGCAAGCATAATCGTAGACCTACCAATATCAATATCGCCGGAAGATATGCTTGCTTCTTTGTTAGTTGAGCCGAAAGTAATGATTCTTTGACCAGAAGTGCCAGCAAGCAGCAAGTTACCACCAGCCCATTGAGGATCATCTAACGATACCGTCAAAGCGTCCAAACTTGCCGAGTAATTATCCAAGTCCTCAAGCGTAGTCGTAGCAGTCAAAACAGAAGCAATCGATGTCGCAGTGGTTTCTATGTAAGACCAACGATTCAACGGAATACTATAGACAAAGATACCGAAGCCGCCTGATTGCAACGGAGTACACCACATTGCTAATTTTCTAATAGGATCAACTGCGGAAGACATCTTCAACCGCAAGTCAATTTTAGATGCAATGTCAAAGAAGTAACGGTTTACCTTTTCCTCGCCTATGTTTTTTAATGTCTGACCATCGCAAACATAAAAGCCATCATCAGCAAGGAAATAAGTAAAGCCTCCATACTGACAAACCGAGCCAGAAGATATACAGCCCAAGCTGCGAGAAATAGCATCAAATTGGAAAAAGAAAGGAGAGCCTACATAGCTCATCCTATAAACAGCTCTTTCCAAAAAGACAAGTCCGTATTCTCCACCAGATAAACCAACAATGCTGCCGCCATCGGGGAGCAATTGACTATCAGATTGTGATGCAGCGCCCGGAGTCCAGTCTGTCTCGTCGTTAATGTCAGACCAGTAGACTGTGCTTTCTTCGCCTGAAGAATTAGCCGCCACAACAAAGTCACGGACAACCGTTACAAACTTTGCAGCAGGGGCAGCAGCATCTAAGTCAACAAATTGAGTTCCTGAAACTAAATCATAAGACTGCAAATTGTCAGATCCATTAGCCGCAATCATCTTTTGACCAAACTGCGTAACATCCCAAAACTCAATGTTTGAGTAACCAGTAGTTGTCAATGGATCAAGGTCAAGGTCAGCAGCACTAAACTTGTACAAGTTAGACGCTGAACCTGCGAAAAGAGTAATTGACGTGCCAAACTTGCCAGCAAACGTTAGCAGTAACTCTGCTCCAGCCTCGTCTGATAAGTTGGCCTCGCCTTTAAATGGCGCATAACCATTGGTAACTGGATAACAATTAACTACCTCAGTAACCGCCCCAACAACACCCGGCTGATCTGGCAACCATTCACCAAGTAGTATTTTCTGTTTAGCCATTATTGTTTCGTCCAATTGTTAGAGCTAGAAGGCACGTTAGCCCAAGAATTGCTACTAGGAGGAATCTCAGTCCACGTATCACTTGATGCTGAAACAGGAACCCAGTTATTAAATCCAGCAGATTGATCCGTCCAGACACTAGACTGAGGAATAACATCTGACCATTCCTCACCAATTATGAACCCATTGCCTGTAAATATTGTTACCCCGTTAATGCTGGCAAAACCTGAAAATATTTGCGAAGGGAAACAAGTAACCGTTGCGTCAACATTAACTGATGCAAAGCCTTCATATTCAACGCCGCCATTCGCAGTAACAGTAGCATCTGCTTCAACAGCAGCTTGACCAGTCCTAATCCTTAACCCGTCAGCCGTAACTGTTGCATCAGACGTTATTGCAGCGTTACCTTGTTGGATTCTTATACCAACCGCAGTAAATACCGCCGTTCCGTCAATAACAGCATTGCCAGCATAAACAGCAATTGCGTTAGCTACAACACTTGCAGAGGCATCAACGCTTGCAGACGCATTGGCAATAATCCCACCCAATGCAGTCACACTAGCAATACCAGAGATTGAAGCAGCAGCTAGTCTTTCTCTGATAGCGTTAGCGCCAACACTCGCAGATCCATCTACAGCAGCATTAGCAAACCTGATTCTAAATGCACTTGCAGATACCGTAGCCGTAGCGTCTACGCTTGCCGTACCAAACAACGTACTCCCGCCTAATGAGGAATACGGAGATTGAGCAAATGCGCTAATCCCAAACATTTAGACAATCACCCATCGAGCGCCAGTAGGCACTGTGACAGTAATGCCAGTGTTTAATGTGACATTTCCAGAACTCAGACCGTTATAGTTCGTTGGTAACGTCAAAGATGTTGCAACAGCATTTTTATTTAAGAAAATGCCATTGGATGCAGCAATGTGTTCTGCGTATGCAACATTATCAGCATCTTCATAAACACCCTTTGATGCAGGATAAGTTACAAATACGTCTTTGCTGTTAGCCGCAAAGTCAATCGCTGCTGTAGTTCCTGAGCTATTGGAGAGGATCGTATCCCTTGATAGCGTAGTGCCGCTAGAAGTATATGTACCAATGCCTACTTCCCAAGTACCAGCAGTCGCATCAACAATAGCGTAGTAAGTTGTATTGCCGTTCCCAATGTCAGCGAACGAACGAAACCCAGCAGAAGCGCCAGATAACGTCAGAGTCCCAGTACCAGAAGTGGTACTCGTCTCTTTAATTCGATCAGCTACAACAAGAGGCATTTTTTACCCCTTATGCCAAAGTGACACTTAGGCTACCAATAGCAATCTTGAAAATATCGCCGTTATCAATCGTCTTAGAAGTATCCAGAGCTGTGTGATACATCAGATTACCGCTAGTAACGGCATCCATGATCCCGATATGAGAGACCGTTCCCCATGACGAAGTACACTGAGGAAACTCAATGGCAGCATCGTTAAGAGCAGTGCCATTACTAGGCGCTCCGAAACTCGCAGCAGTCCGAGCATACGAGCCACCAGATACTTCAGTTCCGGTATTAGCATCAGTCGGATCACTTGTATAAAGAGCAACAAAGGTTGTAGTTGGACTTGTGTAGCCAGTATTGCGGAGAGTTGCGTTAATAAGCGCATTCTCGAGATAGTTCGACATCTCTGCCATGATTTACCTCACGTTATAAGACATAGACATAGGCTGACCACCGTACTCACTGGACTGGTCAGAGTTATTGATAGCCGTGATTGAACGGTCATACAGAGCAGCCCAAGTCTGGAGCCTTGCATCGTTCATCAGATACGGTTCAGCCTCGCCTAGAGCCGCATAGAGCAGCGCATCAGGACAGTTAGCTAAGAACACGTTACTAGCGTTAGAGTCGCTCAGAAGGGCTGGTTTAGCGTAATAGAGCATCTGCAATGTATACGCAGCGTCAGGGATAGGAGCTAACTGAAACTCAGCAGCCAAAACCGTGTAGTCAGTAGGCTTGCCAGACTGAGTAGACTTACCAGACGAGTAGAAGGCGTTAGGAGCCTTGTAAGACAGTTGCACTACCGGGTTCAGGTTAACGTGAATATCACGCATCTCCAAGAAGTCAGTAGGCAATCCAACCGTAGGATCACCGCCCGTTGTCTGTGCTGTAGCTACAACCAGCATCTGACGAATCCTCAAGTCCCGGCGTAGTCTTTCCTCAGCCAACCGGATAAAGTCAGGGATTACTGCCGTTAGATCACTACGAGCCAGATAGCTTGCAACCGTAGACTTCAGTTCCGAATATGAGCTTAAAGCCATATCTATTCCCCGTTATTGTGCCTCTCAACAGCACCTTCCTCTACATCATCCCATCGATACTCATACGTACCAATGTGACCAATATGCTTAGACAAGCTGTGGTCTACATACGTCTGGAATCCGTTATCAAGAGCCTTGATGCAGAAATGCACATCCTCACCAATGATGCCCTTAGAACCCCAGCCTACGTCAAACCAAGGCTTCTTAATCGCATTAAATACTTCCTTGCGAATCATCACTACACCACCACCAACCGCTGTCACAGGCTCAATACCCTCTTTGTCGCTAGAGTCCACCTTGTGCCAAGCATGGCTAGTAATCTTGCCTTCCTCATCCTTCTCAACGTGTAGATTCAACGCTGTAGGCAGAGTAGGCTTACGTCTTGTTACTGCATTGACACCAATGATAGGCACATCACGACTTAGCAAGATGTCAATAGTGTCAGACGGAAACCGCATATCTGAATCTATGAACAAAATGACATCGCAGCCATCAGCTAGTGCATTGTCAACCAACTTCTCCCTCTGATCGAATATCAGCGTACCAGCCATTGTGTAGAGCTTTAGACCGTTGCCCTCTTTAGAGCATCGATGCCTAGAATCTCTACCAACCATCTTAGCGAAGTCAAACGCAAAACCCGTATGGACTTCATCCCTTGCTGGTACACAAATTCCTACGATCATTAGTTCCCCTTAGATATAGTTCCACGATAAGTCTTCCACATCGCATTATCCGGATCATTGAGCCAACAAGCAAACGCTGCGTTATCAACGATAGCAAAACCTTTCATAATGCCCATCTTGTTCAAGTCATCAATGACCGTGAACGGGATTCTGGCTATATGATGCAAATCGTTAAGATTCCCAGTCCTCTGCTTATCGAACTCTAATTGAGCCTTGTTAGCCTCAAGAATGTCCGTAACGTCCTGTTTAGTCTCAATGACGATACCACCGTCACCATCCGCATGAACTACTGATTCTCTAAAAGGTGTCATAAATCCTCAAAGAATTGCCCCCAATCCGAAGATCAGGGGCTTTTCAATTACAGTGCCATATTCAAGTCAGCAACGATACCGTGAGCGGCTTCGTTCTTAACCTCAAGTGTGCACTCGACCAGAACCTGAGTCTTGTCCGAGTCACCAGCCTTTGCCAGCTCATTGGTCATGAACGGACGCAGGTAAGCGATTGCAGCGTACTCAGGATCAAGGATCAGAGCATCACGGGTACGCATGAAGCGGTTAGGAACAACCGACATATTGCCGAAGTCCGACACGTAGATGTCAGCAGCGCCAATGAT